TTTAACTCTTACTCCACCAGAAGTACTAGCTCCTGATCCAGATTCAACGGATCCCATTTCAACGGTAATTGTTGTTGAAGTTGGAACGGATGTAACCATAAAATTGGTATCATCGAAATCATCGGAATCGAAATTAGAGTTTGTTGCGGATGAAAAATTATCACAACGAATAATATCATATTTAGTAATATTATGATCGCTTGCAAAAGTGATTGTAACTGTGGCATCTGCGTTCGTAGTAGTAAAAGCGCTGGTTAATGTTGTTGTACTTTTAAGAGGAGTAATGTCATAAAAAGCTCCTCCTGAATATACGTATAAAAATCTGTTGGTGCCAATGGCTGCGTATTTAATTCCTGACGCATTGACGAAATGATGAAGTGCGGTATTTCTACCTGTTAAAGTATTGTCTCCAAGTTGTGCCCAACCTCCTATTTTTTCAGGTGAGCCATATCTAAATCTAACATAGTCGCCACCAACCCATTGGCCCTCGCCGCCAGTTGCTGTGACCTGTTTATTAAATCCAGGTTGTATGTTAATTTTTTGTAGCATACTAAAAACCTTTTATTATTTTGGAATAGCTGTTTTAACTGCGGCTACTGCTTTAAACCATTCTCCAGCTTTAGTACCTTTGTCTGCTGCCATATCATGATATAATAAATCAAGTTGACTTTCTAAAGTACCATAAGCTTTTCTTCTTATATCTAAAATTGTTCTAGCAAGAACAGCGGCATTAATTGTTAAACCCCATTCTTGACAATAAGTAAAATCAAATCCAGATGGTACTGCATCTAATAAAGTTAAACCATCTAAGTCATCTTGGGCAGCTTTACATACAAATAAGAAAGCATTGCAACTCGGTGTTTGTGCTATAGTTGTAGTATCTGATCTATCTTCTGGATCATCTGGTGTACCATAAAAATTTTCATAAGCTGCTGCTGTTATTTTATATAACTTCATCTTCTACTCCTGTAAGTTCTATTTTTAATGTTGGATCAGTATTTCCCATAAGTATTTTTGTTCCTTTAGGCACTAACCCTATTTGTTTTAATGCGTTCCAAGTATGAGGATTACTCATAGCATTTTTTAATTTTGCTGGAGAAGGTCTACCGTTTGCAATCATTTCAGCTTGTATTTCTCTACCAATACTTACAGTAAATTCATTAGCAGCATTAGCTTCATACATTTCTTCATCACTATAACCTGGTATTCTTGTAGGTTCTGCAATAACAAAAAGCTCCTCTAATAACTTTTTTAAAATTTTAATTTCTTTTTGGTTAAGTTCAAAAGCTTCTTTAGCTGCTGGTTGATGACTTATTCCTTCTAATATTTCAGCTTTAAGTTCTAGTATTTCATGCTCTAAACCATTACCACCATTTTGTAGATGTTTTAGTTTAGCAACTTTAGCTCGATCTTTTAAATTTCCTACTTCTTCAAGAGCTGCTGCTCTAACTCTACCTTCAAGAAATCCTTGTAAAGTTTTGATTTTCTCCCAAGGTGTGTCACCTATTACTTGGTATCTGTAATTAAATTCTGTGTTAAGTTTTGACGCCATATTTATTCTCCTTCGTTAGTTTATGTTATTTTTTACCTTTATTCAACTTATTATGCTGTATTTGAAAACCCCGCTGCTGCAAGATCTGCTCTTGCTGTACCAACTCCTGATACGTCAGAAGCAACTACTCCTACATTGTTTACTAAATTAGACATTGAAACTGAAGCACTGGTATAACCATAAGCAAAGATTGCTTTGTCACCACCATAGTTTGTTGCTGCAGGTGTGTCTCTTGCAGTTCCTACACCAGTAACGTCTGCTGCTACTACACCACTATTTGAAACTAAATTTTTTAATGAAACATCAGAACCAGTAGAACCATAGGCAAACATTCCTTTGTCTGCACCATACTTAGCTGCTGCAAGACCTTTTCTAGCAGTTCCAACACCACTAACGTCTGTTCCCACAACTCCAACATTTGTTACTAAATTTGTTGTGTTAGATAAACCTGTGCCATATCCAAATATTCCTTTATCTCCACCATAACCACAAGCTGCTATACTTCTTCTAGCAGTACCAACTCCTGATACGTCAGCTGCTACAACACCAGAATTAGAAACTAAATTTGATAGTGAGGAAACAGCACTTTCTAAACCATAAGCAAAGATTGCTTTGTCTCCACCATAACCAGAAGCAGCTAATAACCATCTTGCAGTTCCTACACCAGTAACGTCTGCTGCTACAACTCCTGAATTATTAACTAAATTAGACATTGAAACTTCTGAACTACCATTATAACCATAAGCAAAGATTGCTTTATCAAATCCATAACTTGCTGCTGCTGGACCATCTCTAGCAGTTCCAACTCCTGTAACATCTGCTGCAATCACTCCAGAGGAATTTACTAAATTACTTAATGAAACTCTACCCGCACCTCCATGAGTATGACCATATGCAAAAATAGCTTTTTGAGTAACTGGTGCAACAGGTTCATCAGCTACAACATCATCTTCTAAAGGTAGCCAACCTTTTGTTGAATCAGAATAAATTAAATTTACAGACTGACCATCTGTTGTGTATTCTACTGTATCAGTATCTGGATCGCCTTGAAATTTTAAACCATTAGAATCTATTGTAACTGCATTAGTTCCCCAAGTTCTAGCATAGTCAACAATAACAATTTGATCACCTGCTTCTGCTGAAGCTGGCAAAGTAATTGTACAAGCATTAGATGTTGTGTTTATCCAATAACCATTGCCTGCTTCAACCGTTACAGTTGATGCGGTAACAACAGCTGTATCCCAGCTAAGTCCCGCTGCAGTTACAGCTATGCTTCCTGAATGTCTTCCTATATTACTTCCTATTGTTCCACTCATAATTTTTTCCTATGCACTTGTTGAAAATCCTGCTGCTTTTATTTGTTCTCTACCAGTACCAACTGCTGATACATCTGAAGCAACAACACCTGAACTATTTACTAAATTTGTTACTCCTGTTCTAGCAGAAGAAGCATTTGTACCAAAACCAAATATTGCTTTATCTCCACCATATGAAGCTGCTGCTAAATAGGTTCTAGCAGAACCAACTCCAGATACATCTGATGCAACTATGCCAGTATTACCAACTAAATTTTTTAATGAAACTGTAGAACCACTATAACCATAGCCAAATACAGCTTTATCTCCCCCATAACCAGCAGCTGCTAAAGTTCTTCTTGCAGTACCAATTCCACTTACATCAGCTGAAACAACACCAGAAGTATTAACTAAATTACTTATTGAAATATTACTGCCATTATAACCAAAAGCAAATATAGCTAAACCTACTCCATACTCTGCTGCTGCGTGTCTGCCTCTTACAGTACCAACACCAGTTATATCAGCTCCTACAACACCTACATTCGTAACTAAATTATTAAGTCGAAGATTATCTTCTCCATAAGCTATTATTCCTTTGTCTCCGCCATAACTAGCACCTTCTGCATAAGCTCTTGAAGTACCTACACCAGTTACATTTGATGCTACAACTCCAGAATTTGAAACTAAATTAGATGAATTATTAGCACCATCAGCATCTACACCATAAACAAAAATAGCTTTATCACCCCCATACCCAGTTGCTGCTGGACTTCTTTTAGCTGTTCCTACAGCAGATACATCAGATGCAACAACACCTGAACTATTTACTAAATTTGTTACTCCTGTTAAAGCATCAACATAACCAAAACCAAATATTGCTTTTTGAGTTGGTGGTATTACTGGTACATCAGCCACAGCATCATCTGAAACTGGTAACCAGCCTTTTGTTGAATCTGAATAAACTATGTTAAGTGATTGTCCAGCAGTAGAATAATCTACAGTATATGTGTCATCTGAACCTTGAAAATTATTTCCATTAGAATCTATAATTAAATTATTAGTTGACCAAGTTCTTGCATAATCAACAAAGACTATTTGATCTCCAATTTCAGCAGAGCTAGGCAAAGTTACAGTACAAGCATTAGATGTTGTATTTATAAAATATCCTTTACCAGCAGAAGCAGATAGAGTTGAACCAGTTACAACTGCTGTTGACCAATCAAGACCACCCGGTGTAGCTGCTATAACTCCAGAAGCTCTAAATACATTGTTTACTATTTTTCCACTCATAATTTTTTCCTAACTAAATGAATATCCAGCTGCTCCTAAACCTCTTCTTGCTGTTCCCACACCACTTACATCAGCTGCAATAACACCAGAATTTGAAACTAAATTTTTTAATGATGATCTAGTTGATCCACCTTCTCTGCCATAAGCAAAAGCTGCTTTATCGCCACCATAGGAAGTTGCTGCTAATTCTGATCTAGCTGTTCCCACACCACTAACATCTGCTGCTATAACTCCTACAATATTAACAAGGTTAGACATTGAAAGTCTGCTGCCAGTAGTACCATAAGCAAAGATAGCTAATCCTGTTCCATATCCAGCTGCTGCTAAACCTGATCTAGCTGTACCAACTCCTGTTACATCAGCTGAAACAACACCTTGATTTGAAACTAAATTTTTTAATGAAGATACACTTCCAGTATCTCCGTAAGCAAATACTGCTTTGTCATTACCATATTTAGTTGCTGTTAATTCACTTCTACCTGTACCAACTCCTGTTACATCAGTACCTACAACTCCTACATTGGTAACTAAATTAGTCATTGAAACTTGGCTAGTACCATAACCATAAATTGCTTTATCACCACCATAACCAGCCGAACCCATTTCTCCTCTAGCTGTACCAACAGCACTAACATCTGCTGCCACTACTCCAGAGTTATTAACTAAATTAGATACAGCAGTAACTGGAGAATTGCCAAAAGCAAAAATAGCTTTGTCTCCACCATAATTTGCTCCAGCAGCACCTACTCTAGCAGTACCCACACCCGTTACATCGGCAGCTATTACACCAGAACTACTAATTAAATTTTTTAATGAAGAAGCACCCCCAGCATTACCATAAGCAAATAATCCTTTTTGAGTAGCTGGTGCAACAGGTTCTAAAGAATTTACAATATCAGAAGAAGGTGTCCAGCCAACAGTTGCATCTGAATAAACTAAATTTAAACTTTGACCAGCTGTGTCGTAATTAACAATGTAATCATCACTTTCACTTTGAAAGTTCAAACCATTTGAATCAATTGTAATTGCATTAGTTCCCCATGTTCTAGCATAGTCAATCAATATAACTTGATCTCCAGCTTCTGCTGCACTTGGAAGTGTAATCGTACAAGCATTACTTGTAGTGTTTATAAAATAACCTTTTGCTGCACCAACTGTAACAGTAGATGCGGTAACTACTGGTTGCCAACTAAGACCACCAGCTGCTTCAATAACTGATCCAGATGAGCCAAAGATATTGTCTTTTACTAATCCACTCATAAAATTTCTATAATGTTTGATCTAAATAGCTTACTTGAACGTCAACATTTGCTGATCCACCAGTTATAAAGCCAAGTTCATCAGTACCTTCTATGACAAATTTTGTAGTATGTTCAAAAGTTGCATTAGCACCTAGAGCTTGTGTTTTATAAATGTAGTTGTCAGTTGAACCGCCATCATCCATAGTATAAAGATCAAAAGTTTCTGCTGCACCAGCTGTTTCACAAATTGTAATTGATAGAATAGTATAAGTGTGTCCACTTGCACCATCAATCAACTTAACTTCTGAATTAGAAGCTGCGTTTGCATATGCTACTTTTAATAATTCACTTGCCATATTATTTTCCTGTTGTTAATTAAAATCCCATAACTAGAGATTTTCCTATTGTTGTTAATTGACCACCTTCAGCAGTTATTATCCCAGTTGTTGTTAATTTTCTAACACCAGTATAATCTTTATTACTATCTAAAATTACTGCTTTACTAGCTACTGCTGTTCCAATAGCTGTACTTCCTATATCTAAAGCATTTATTTCACCAACAACAGCAGTTACTCCAGTTAATGTATTTAATTCAACAGCAGAAGCAGTTACAGCAGCTAGTTTAGTAAAATCTGCTTGTACTAATCCACTAACACCATCTAATAAATTTAGTTCTGTTGCGGTAGAAGTTACAGCTACATTTTCATTTATTTTAGGACTTGTTAAAGTTTTGTTTGTAAGTGTATCTGTAGATACTAAAGAAACTAATGTTGAACTAGCACCAGCAGGTAATTTTGATGTGTTAGTTACACTTGCAGAGTGGGGTTGTGCAATAACAGTTTGACCATGTGTATTACTTTCACAATTAAATTTTATAGCACCAGAATTTGTATTACCTTTAACAACAACTGTGCCAGTTCCGTTAGGAGCTAATTCTAAAGCTCCATTTGATACAGTTGCAATACTTGCAATTACAGGTGCAGTTAAAGTTTTGTTTGTTAAAGTTTGTGTTCCAGAAACTGTTACAAAACCAGTAGTATCTACAGCAGCATTTTGCCAAGCAGAACCAGTATAAACACGTAAAAGATCAGTTTGAGAATTAAAATAAAGCATACCAGCAGCCAAAGCATCACCATCATTATCTGTAGTTGGATCAGATGATTTAGTTCCTAAATAAATATCATCAAAAGCATCAGCAGATGTAGCGGCAGCGGCAGCAGATGCTGCTGCTTCAGTAGCTTTAGTTGATGCAGTTCCTGCTGAAGTAGAAGCATTTCCAGCTTGTGTAGTTGCTAAAGCAACTTGAGCAGTAGCTAATGTAACTTGTGCAGCACCATTATTAGTAGCAGCAGTTGCGGATGTTGAAGCAGCTGATGCAGATGCAGCGGCAGCAGTAGCACTTGTTCCAGCACTTACAGCGTCTACAAGTAAAACCCAAAAAGTTGTATTAGTTAAAGCTGTACCAATAGGTGATGCTTTAATACAAATATAAATATTGTTTAGTTGAGCAGTTGTTGTTCCTTTAACTATATCTCTAACAGCATAAACTGCTGTAGTTGTTGTAGCACTATTTCCTTTAAAAGTTCCTAGCTCTTGCGTAACTGATAGTTCTCCAGTAGCATCAAATGATAAAACTTTATTTGCTCTTTCAGTAGCTCCA